ATGCGCTCTGGCATGGTCAAGTTCGATAAACAAGCGGAATGGTGGGATGAGTTTGAAGATGAATGTATGTCTTTTCCTAGAGCTAAACACGACGACTGTGTTGACGCTTTAGCTTATCAAGGTATTCTTATAGATAAAATGTCTGAGGGTTTGACTCCAGAAGAGTTATCAGATGAACTTTATGAAGAAGAATATAAAGATTCTAATTTAAAATATGTTGGCAGATCAGAAAGTACCGGATATTAGTTATGATTAAAACAAAATTAAAACTGGATACAATTTTAGGAGAATCTTTGAATCTCGCTACAAAACTAGATGAAGCAGATTTGATTACTATTGGTAATCAAGTTGTTGATGGTTTTGATGCAGATAAAACTTCAAGGGAACCTTGGGAAGAAGATTTAAAGAATTGGACAGAGTTAGCCTTACAAGTAGTAAAGAATAAAACATTTCCCTGGCCGAATGCAGCTAATATTAAGTATCCCTTGGTAGCTACAGCGGCTATGCAGTTCTCTGCTAGAGCCTATCCTACTCTTGTACCTAGTAATGGCAAGATAGTTAAGTGTAAAGTTAATGGATATGACCCGGATGGTCAGAAAGCACAGCGAGCAGAGCGTATTGGAATGCATATGTCTTACCAAATCCTCGAACAGATGGATGATTGGGAAGAGCATATGGATAAGTTACTTATCTGTTTACCTATTTCTGGTACAGTATTTAAAAAGACTTACTGGGATTCAGATAAACAGCGTAATTGCTCTCATCTAGTCTTACCTAAGACATTAGTTGTTAATTATTATGCTAAATCTTTGGATGATGCAGAACGTATTACTGAGATTATTTACCAAACTAAACGTAAAGTTAAGGAATTAGTTAATCAAGAGGTCTATTTGGATGTAGATTTGGGTTCTCCTAATGTAGAACTAGAGAAGGACACCCTCAGTCAGAATTTAAATTTTGATAATGATGATGAAACCACACCTTATGAACTTTTGGTACAACATAATTATCTAGATTTGGATGGTGACGGATACGCAGAACCTTATATAGTTACTGTAGATTACCAAACACGTAAAGTCTTACGTATTATTGCTAGATTTACGGATAATGATATTGTTGTTGGTGAAAAGAATAAGGTTATTTCTATTAAACCTTTCCAACACTACACTAAATACTCATTTATTCCTAATCCTGATGGTGGATTCTATGATATTGGCTTTGGTAGGTTACTTGGACCGCTTAATAATTCAGCAGATACCATTATTAACCAATTAGTGGATGCGGGTACGTTATCTAATCTACAATCTGGCTTTATTGGTAAAGGTCTTCGTATCAAAGTGGGTGATATTAGGTTTGAACCAGGTGAATGGAAGACAGTTAATGCTACTGGTGATGACATTAAGAAACAAGTCTTTCCATTACCTGTACGTGAACCTAGTGATGTCTTATTTAAGTTACTTGATCTTCTGTTGAAGTCAGGTAAAGAGTTAGCTTCAGTTGCTGAGATCTTTGTTGGTAAAATGCCAGGTCAGAATACCCCTGCGACCACCACAATGGCCACAATTGAACAAGGTATGAAAGTATTTACTGCTGTATACAAACGAGTTTATCGTGCTTTAACTTCAGAGTTTCGTAAGATCTACACACTGAATAGAATGTATATGAATCCTGAAGAGATTGTATCAGTTCTTGATTTCCCAATGGAACAATCTGATTATCTTGGTCCCGAAGATGATATTTATCCAGGAGCCGATCCTACTGCTGTATCTTCACAAGAGAAACAAGCCAAAGTACAAGCTATCATGCAATTACTTCAGTTAGGTACAATTGATCCAATGGCTGTAACAAAGTTATACTTAGAAGCTTACGAGATTCCTAATGCAGAGTCTTATATTAAACAACCTCAACCACCTGCTCCTGATCCTAAGATGCAAGCTATTCAAGCGAAAGCCCAAGTCGATCAACAGAAAGCGCAGATTGATATGCAGGTTGCACAACATAAGATGCAATTAGAAGCGGCTACTAAAGAACAAGAAATGCAAATGAAAGCTGCACAGCTACAACAAGAATTAGAAGCTAAGAAAGTACAAGCTATTCTAGATTCTCAATTAGCACAAGCGGCGGCTGCATCTAAGATTCAAATAGGACAACAAGAAGCCCAAGCTAAGATGGGACAACAGGCACAACAATCTCAGTTGAATTTAATCACTCAAGGATTAAGTCATCAACAACAAATGAAACATCAAGCTGAAGCGGCTAAACAACAGAAAGTTATTCCAAAGAGGACAAAATAATTAATGGTTGAAATTACTAAAGCGGATTTCCAGGATTGGAAATTAAATAATGTTACTAAAGCTTTTATGTTAGCAGCGGAACAGCGGATTGACGACTGTAAAGAAATGTTAGCTAGTAGTGCTGGTGTAGATACGATCAATGATCGTTTTCTTGTAGGTATGATTCATGCCTACCGTGAGATGCAAGATTTTCGAGTGGAAGATATTTAATATATGGCAATTAGATTACTGTTACATCATTTGTTAGTAGATCCTGATAAGAAGGAAACTGTTTCTCCTGGAGGTATTGTTATACCAGATCAGATTTTAGAGAAAGAACGTAAAGCTGTGGAATATGGTGTGGTTGTCCAGGTAGGACCTACTGCATATTTAGATCATGGACGTGATCCTTCTATTATAAAAATTGGTGATCGAGTATGTCTGAATAGATATTCAGGTAAAGAAGTTTTGGATAATGACGATAAGAAGTATTTAATTATTAATGACTCAGATATTCTCTGTGTTATAGAGTAAGGATAAAAGATGAGTGAAGACATTCAACAAGACGTAAGTGAAGGCGTAGAACAACAAACTCCTGAAGTTGAGGATTCTTATGAATTAGAAGCAAGGGAGCAAGGCTGGAAACCTAAAGAGGATTACCAAGGTGATCCTGCTAAATGGAAACCAGCAAAAGAATTTGTAGAACGTGGGGAGTTATTCAAAAAGATTGACTCTATGGGTAAAGAACTTAAAGAAACCCGCCGTGCTCTACAAATGCTGAAAGAACATCATACTAAAGTAAAAGAAACTGAATATGCAAAGGCAGTTGTTGAATTAAAATCGTTACAAAAGAAACATCTTGAAGAAGGTAATTCTGATGGTTATCTAGAGACTACTGAATTACTTACTGATCTTAAAGCGGAACAGAAAGCACGTGAAGTTGTAGAATCTGTTACACCCACACAACCAGATCCACGATTTATCTCTTGGGTTGAGGATAATAAATGGTATAACAATAATCCTGAAATGCGTCAGTACGCTGATTCTATTGGTATGGGTTATGCTTCTACACATCGTAATGTTTCTCCAGAAGATGTTTTGATTTATGTAACTAAAGAAGTCAAAGAACGATTCAAGGATAAATTTGTTAATCCTAATCGCTCTAAAACAACCGCAGTTGGATCTTCTAATACTTCTAGTAGTGCTTCAAACAAACACGAAATTGATCTTACTGATGACGAACGTCGAGTTATGAATACATTCATCAGGAATAACGTCCTTACAAAAGAGGCGTATATTGCAGAAGTTAAAAGAATGAGGGGTGTCTAAGATGACCATAAAAGAAACAAATAAACGAGTAGTTCGTAAACCATTGTCACAACAAGGCCCACAATCAATCATCGGGGATAAAGATCCCAACTTTCATTATAGGTTTGTGAACGATGTTGGTAGTAGGGTATATAATTTTCAACAAGCTGGTTATGAGCTTGTTACCGATGAAAACTTAGTAGTCGGTGATTCTCGTGTTTCAGATGCGTCTAATCTTGGATCTGCCCATCGTGTAGTTGGGGATGGTGGAACCGTTTCGGTACTTATGCGAATAAAGAAAGAATGGTTTGATGAAGATCAAGCTAAAAAAGCTGCTCATGTGGATGAGCAAGAACAGGCCATGAAACAGAATGCTTCTAAGGAATTCACAGGGAGTATCAAAATTTCCTAATTCCGTAGAAGTTTAATCTTTTATGGAGATTTTATGGCTAATACGTCTAAAATTAATGGGTTTAAACCCGTAAAGCATTTAAATGGTTCTGCTTATAATGGGAAAGCTAATTTATATGAAGTTCCTGCGGGTGAAGCTGTCCCCGTATTTATTGGAGATTTGGTTAAACTCTCCGATTCGGCGGGTACTACTGTATACCCGACTTGTGAAGCAGTTGTTGGTGCCTCGGCACAGATTGCTGCTGGTCCTATCCTTGGTGCTGTTGTTGGTATCGTTAATGTAAAAACTGATCCAACTAATGGCATTATGTCGACTGGTTCTATCAGTCTTGATACTCCGGTCTATCGTCCTGCTTCAACCAAGCAATTTGTTTTGGTCGCTGATGCTGATGATATTATTTACGAAGCTGAAGCTGATGCGTCCGTCGCGGCTGCCTCTATTGGTCTTAACGTGGGTGTTGGTGCTTCTGCCCATACTAATCCGCTGTTGACTGGTGCTTCGCCTATGTATGTATATTCGACTACCGCCCCTGATACTACCTCGACTCGTCCGTTGCAGATCGTTGGTATTGTTAATCGCCCCGATAATGAAATTGGTGCATTCAGTAAAGTTCTTGTTCGCATTAACGTCCATTCGTATGGTAGCGTTGGTGTGGCCGGCGTCTAATTTAAAGGAGATAAATTATGGGTGTTATTGCTTCTAGCTCCTTTGCCAAACTGTTGTGGCCGGGCCTCAATGCGATTTATGGTAAAGAATATGCTGACTATCCCGTTGAATGGGATCAACTGTTTGAAAAGAATACTTCGGACAAAGCTTATGAAGAAGATTTAGGAATGAGTTCCTTTGGTCTTGCTTCGGTTAAAGCGGAAGGTGCTCCGATCACTTACGATACTGAACGTCAAGGCTTCACGTCGCGGTATAATCATATTGTGTATGCACTTGGTTTTATCATCACTCGTGAGATTTACGAAGATGACCAATACAGTAAAGTTGGTGCTCAGAAAGCTAAAGCTCTTGCTCGTTCGCTTCGTCAGACTAAAGAAATCGTAGCTGCTAACGTATATAACCGTGCATTCACTGCTGGTTATACTGGTGGTGACGGTATTGTTCTCTGCTCGACTGCTCACTTGAATGTGGCGGGTGGTACTTATAGTAACAAGATTGCTACTGATGCAGACTTGTCAGAAGCTGCTCTTGAACAGGCTGTTATTGATATTGCTGGTTATCGTGATGATCGTGGTCTGTTGATCGCTGCTCGTCCTGAAGCTCTGATTATTCCTTATCAACTTCAGTTTGAAGCCAAGCGTATCTTGAATGCTGATGGACGTGTTGGTACTGACTTGAATGATCCGAACGTACTCAAGCAATCGAGTATCTTTAGTAAGGTTATTGTTAACCACTATCTGAATAGCACTGGTAACGATGACTGGTTCATTCGTACTAATGTTAAAGATGGTCTCAAGTATTTTGAACGTCGTGGCGATCAGTTTGAAATGGATAATGATTTCGATACTGAGAATGCTAAGTTCAAGGCAACTGCTCGTTACTCGTTTGGTTGGTCGGATCCGCGTGCTATCTACGGTTCGCAGGGCGCTTAATAGTTAAACAATATATAGGGGCCTTGTGCCCCTATCTTAGAAAGGAATTATTATGCCTCAACCGATTTTAGGACCAGCCGGGGTAACTGTACAAACTCCACCTTCTTTTAAAATT